ATTTTAATTCCCAAGAAAGTCAAAGCTAAAGGAATAGTAACATAAGTTTGAGTGTTACCTTGTGCAGCAGCTAATTCATAAGCAGTAGCAATGTTAGAAGAAACATAGAATCTTAAGTCAGCTTTCTTACGTTTGATAGATGCAGGAGCAGCATTTAAAATCAAAGTTAATTGTGCAATAACGTTACCTGATGTGATAGCAACATTTGCAACATCAACAACTGCAGCATCAGCTAACAATCTCTTAAGATAACCATCGCATAAAGACAATAATGGGTCACCGCTAAGTGTATCACCATTCCATCTCAACAACTCAACATCTTCACCGATTTGCATTGACATTGTTTCCCAGTAGTAAGACATAAAACTAGCAACTTCAAAACTTCCGTTAGAACCTGCAGCCATTTGCAAAGAAAGGAAAGACTGCTCCAAATCGAATTGACAGATTTGAGCCATTGCAGATAATGCACATACATCAATATCGATTGCATCTAATGAATCAGTTGGTGCAGAGAAAGCACAAGTACTTGATTGCAGAATTGAGCCAAAAGCAACATTAGCTAATTTTGTAGCTGATTTAATACCTGGCAAAGTACGGTAGTTGTCTACAATATCTTCAGTAATATAAGCACGAGAATAAAACTCGTTTGGGTTAGCACATAAAAGTGCGTTTGTTTCAATATCTAAATTGAATTTTAAGTTTCTTGACATTTTTAGTCTTTATTAAATTGGTTAAACTTCATTAATTTTTCGTGAGCAGTTAATTTTTGCTCATTACCTTCCTTCACTTCTTCTTCAAGTGTTGGGATCATTGCTTTTACTTCTGCAATTAGTTGAATAAGTTCGTTGTATTTTTCATCGATTGTAGGCATAACGATTGCTAGGATAGCTTCAGCATCAGCAGTTGGGTCGACAGACATTTCTTCTTCTTCGACAACTACTTCTTCTTCTTCTACTTCTTCAGTCATTACCACCTCTTCTTCAACTACTTCTTCAGCTACTACTTCAGTTGCAGGTGCATCTTTCACTTCAACAATTTCACCGTCTTTTACAACGTAGATTTTGCCTTCAATCAGATGTTCTCCGTCAGGTAAATTCATACTATTATTTATTATTTGATTACTGTTTAATTTCAATCCTAAGAATCCTTCGATAGAGAATCCTAACTGCTCACTTTCAACTAGCTTATTGTAATACTCTTTGTCTGTTATCTGAGCAGTCAACATCAAAGTTCCTTTAGGTACTTCAATACCATAAGAACTATATGCTTTATCGGATTTCGGATTCTCAACTATCCAACTTTCAAGAATGTATGCTGGTACTGTTTGCCCTGCATCGTGTTCTAAGTTGAATAAATTCTTGTTGTTTAGATTCTGCATAAAATCAGAGTAAATAGTTTCAATTTCTTGTTCAGAAAATTGAACGTAATATTCTCCTTCTTCATCGTTTCTATATATATCCATTGGAATCATAGCAGGTGCTACTATTCTCATCTTTGGCTCATCAGCAAACTGCATTACTTTAGTGTGGCTATTAAAAGCCATACCTTTGACTAAGATAGCAGGTTTAGAAGTGAATGCGACCTGTTCTATTCCTAGTACTTCACCATCAGAATATTCTTCGTCAATCGTGACTTTAAAAGTCGGAATATCATTCGCCATACATTATAATGGCATATGTTTTTTTTTGTTATATTTTTGTATATTTGTCAAAAAAAACGTTATGATAAAAATCGGAACTAAAAAGATTAACAATGAAGTTACTGAACTGACTATTGAACAGTTTGAGAAGTTAAGTACAACTATTAACAATAAAGAACTTGACCAGTTTGAAAAATGGGCAAAGATATTCATTGACTTGGGAGCAGATGAAGATGAAGTTTATGATTTAGACTTCGACAAGTTTGCAGAAATTGTAAAGAAATTTACTGATACTAAGAAAAAGCCTGATACAAAGTTTCTAAAATCAATCGAAGTAGATGGTTATACTTACCAATCTTATGAAGATGAATTTAAATTGAATGTTCGGGATTTAAAAATGATTGAAAAAGCAGTATCTACAAGTCCTGATAATTATGTTTCTAAAGTTCTAGCTATTATCTTTAAAAGAACTGACTTAACTAAAGCAGAACACTACGGTGATTCACATTTAACGTTAAAATCAAAGATGTTTAAAGAACAAAAAGCAAATATTGCTATTCCTTTTATGGTTTATATTGGTCAAAAGTTAGGTGCTACTGCTAAACATATGCAAGTTGAAACTGCCGAAATCGTGGAATGATATAACTGTAGAACAGTTCATTGAATTAAGGTCGCTAAATGGTAGTGACTTTGATTCTTTGTTTAGTTATGAAATAGAATGCTTATCTATTTTAACTGATATTGATGTTGATGAGTTTGACGATATGGATATTGACGAACTAGCAAAGATTGTAAAGCAGATTGCATTTATAAAAAAGCAACCTTCTTCCATCTACAAGAATAAAGTAAACAATTTTGTCTATATTGGATTAGACAATTTGAAGTTAGGCGAGTTCATAGATTTGGAATACTACTTCGCTAATGACTATGTTAAACATTTAACTTATATTAGTTCAGTTTTGTATCGTAAAACTAAACTAAGCGAATGGCAAGAATTGATTTATGAAGATTATTCGTTTGATATTGAAAAACGCAAAGAACAGTTTAACGAGTTACCTATTACATCAGTCTATGGAATCTGCTCCGAGTATATGAAGTATCGTGAGAACTTCTTAAAAGTGTATGAAAATCTATTTAATCCAATATTTGATGAAGAAGAACTAGCAGAAGAACTAGACGAAGAAGACATCAAAGAACAAGAACAAGAAGATAAAATAAACCGATGGAGTTGGGAGCATACGTTGTATAATTTAGCTAATGAAGATGTGACTAAAATAAAAGACGTACTAGAGTTGAATCTAGTGTTTGCCTTTAATATGTTAGGAATGAAAAAAGAGTTAGATATTTAAGCCCTAACGCTTGGATTAGGCAAACCTAGTGGGTCATCAATCCAGTTAAACTCAACAAACATTTTAGGATTGTTTAGAATCCTCGCCATTTCTAATAATGGATATACCTCAAATTGCCAACGGATGAAGTCTTGCATAATCTCCGCAGTAATAGATTGAACTTCTGAACTTGATAACCACTTTTCAGTAATGTTTTGTGGAGTTATGTAAATCGTGCCTTCGTCTTGAAAGAAATAGTAATACATCACGTTTACAGTGATTGTAATGTTATTAAAATTATCTGATTGCATAGCAGAAATACGCACACTATCGTACATTGTACCATAGTCTATTAAACCTAGTTTCTTAATCTCTTGTTGCAATGCTCTTGCAAGTTTATTTCTTGTTGCGTATTTTACTTTGTATGTTGGCATACTGCAAAGATAGTTTATTTAGATTTTATCATTTCAACAAAAGTGTCAAAGATTACTTTTTGTTCCCTAGTCATATCAATATAATCAAGTTCTGTAAATGATTTAGGTACTGAATTCTCAATGTTATAAAACTTCATTACTCTAGGAATTGGATTGTAGATATTAACTGATAGCAACTCTTGTGTGTCGGACAATTCATTCATAAAGAAATCATACTCTGCTGTCAAAGGATAATCTACCCTTTCATTTGTCATCTCATCATAACAGTAGATTGTATCCACCATTATATCTATTTTAGTTACGTTTTCCATTATAAAAATATATTACCTTGTGCGTCTTCTGTTGCTACTATTGCTTGTGTTATAAGAACACTATATGCTGCTCCTCCTTTATATGTATTTCCTCTTGTAGATACTGCTTGAGCTGTTGTATTATTAAATAGATAAGGCGCACCAGTATTTGACAATAGAAATGTAGTGTTCAATATAGTTGATGGTATTGTAGTGTTATTACTTGAAATTCCTATCCCTCCAGCGTTATTCCAATCACATATTATAGTTGAATTATGTATTTCAACTGTTGGACTATTTGATAAAATAGAGTAACTACTAGTAGATTTTGAAGTTAAATTATATGCTTTTGATGCATTAGCTGTAATCTGTACTCCTCTTGATGAAGAACTAATACCTGTACAATTATATAATAATGACAAATTTGATGTAAGTCCTGCGCCACTTGTAGATATGCCAACACATTTTACAATATTTGAAGCACCTGACATTTCAAATCCTACTCCAGAAGTAGACCTACCAGTACAATTTGAAGATACTGCTGCGCTTAAGAAGCCTGAACCACTA